TATTCTTCGGAACTTTGTACAATTTCTTCACCATGATAATCAAATCTTAATCTTTTAAATTTTTTAGGATATTCTAAATCCGTTACTTTATATTTTATTTTTTCTAAAACTGATATTGATTTATCATCAAAATCTTGCAAATTAAACTCACAATATCCTATTTTATGTAATTTATTTTTTGCTTCTGTTAGTTTCATTTTCTAAAAATTTATTTACTTCAATTTCCCAATTAGAATGAGCGATTTGTTTAAATTCTTCTTTTCTGTCTTTTATAGATAAATATTTCCTTATACTTTGATTAGGTCGGTTTTTGTGGTTTTCACCGATTATTAAATTTTCTAAAACAAATTGGCCTACCAATTCTTCTTTTTGTGATAGTAAAGAACCACATACCATAACAAAAGTATCTTCCAATCCATAATGTCCAAATGATTCGGGTATTCCAATCCTATCTAATAATGGTTTTGAAATAAGAGTAAACCAACCACCTGCAAATTTTAATGCGTTTATTTGTGCAACATTTACCTCTTCCAATTGTGGTAATCCATCTGCGTAAATATTAGAATTTAAATGATAATTAATTGATTTATTCCAATAGTTTTTATTTACTATAATATCCCATGTATTATCCCATTGCTTTACAAATTGTGGAGTAACTACAAACATATCCATACCAGCTGCTTTTATCATTTGATATGCCGATGTTGCGTAATATAGTGTAGTATCTTTAAATACCATATCAGTATCTAACCAAATAAAAAAATCTGCATCTTGGTTGTTTCTTAAACTATATCTTCTCTGTGATACACATCCTAAAACTTCATTTGTATCATGTACAATTTCCCACTTACACCAATCTAAATATTTTTGGCATAACTCAATAGAACGTTCTCTAATGTATTCTTTTGGTATTTTACTATTTTCCCAATCCGTTAATTCATCGGATAGACACATAGTAATTTCAATACCATACTCAACTGATGGGTCTATGAATACCGAATTTCTTTTTAATCTTTCCAACGTTAATGCCAAATCTTCTAATTCTTGTGGCATTGCAAATATACTAATTATACCTTTCATAAATCTCTCTTTTTATTTGTTCAATTCTATCGTATTGATGAACTATGTAAAATTTATCTCCATTTTGATTATAGAATTTTCCATCTTTATATATAGGGGTTGGTTCGGTTATTGGAAATTTATCTTTATTTACCCAAACGGTTCCTAATTGTGTTATAAATCCTCTTTCTTGTTCTACAAATTCTACACTATGTTTGTAATGGTCTAATCTTAATAAAATATTATATGCCGCCTGGTCGGATAGCTGTTGTGGGTTTGCCGTTGTTTTGCTCCATCTGTAAATATCAATAAATAGGTCTCTTATTGCTTCCTTTTTACCAACAATAGTTCCTGCACAATAACTGATTTGTTCTTTCATTCCAAACTCCCATTCCATAGGAAATGTTGTTCCACTATTTACACATGCCCAAGGGTCATCTTTCAAATGAACACATTCACTAAATGCAAGTATATTTTTGTTCATATGTTTATCTAACCATTCTATTGGGTCTTTTTGAAATATAACATCCTTTACATCGGTCCAAATTATTACATCAGTTTCGTATTGATGTAGTAATGCGTACATATCTCTAAACCTCTGAAGAATGATGTGTTCCTGTAGTTCTGATTGTACTATTAACCATTCTTTTTTAGTTAAATAGTCAACCACTTCTTTAGATACATCATAGACCAACATTAACTTTTCACCCTTAAATCCACTCTGTTCAATTGATTCAACATATGGTTTAATATCGGTTACATTATATTTGGTTATACATCCTACTATTGTGTATTTCATTATAACGATTTAATTATTTCAATATCTTTTATATAATCAGCAATCTCATAATCTTTCCAATCTGTATAGTTTGGATAAAGGTCGGGTCTTTCTCCATACCAAGTTTGTACGTGATTTGGATTTTGTAATACTTCAAACCCGCCGGCCATAATAACTAACTGCGCCAAACAATCCGACCATCCGATTAATTTACTTTGTTTTGCAATCATATCATAGTTTAATTCCAATATTGGTCTAAATTTTTCCCAACTATTAATCCACTTTTGACAATCAATTATAAATCCTCCGCCTGCACCATATCCTTTATTACCGAATATGTTTAAAGGTATATTGGTGTTTCCTCCAACCTCTTTAATTACATATAATAAAAATTCAGGCATTGTATTTGTATTATATTCAAACCCTGCAATTCCAAATTCTTTATCTAAAATAGAAATTGGTTTTAAAATAAAACTATCTTCTTCCAAAATAATCATAAATTTAGAATCAGATTGTTTACATGCCCAATATATGTTATCGCACCAAAGTATTGAATTATCTTTTGGCCAACATTCTCTTCCAACATTGTGTTGTTGGTGATTTCCTGGATAACCTATTTGAAATGGATTTTTTTTAATGTTTGCATTCCATTTATCTGCAATTTTTTTGTAATTATCATAATCACCATCACAATCTACCGTTATAAAAATATCAGCATCTCCATAAAATTCTCTAAATTTTCTGAAACAATGGTCTGCCGCCTCCCATTTTTTATAACCCCATAAATATGCATTTAATAATTTCATTTATTCAATTGTTATTGTTGGAAATAATATAATAAATTTTCCATCATATCCATCATTTCTTAAACTATCAATAATAACATCTTTAAAGTTATGTGCTAATATCAATATATAATCCGGCTTATTATTTTTTAAATACTCTCTACTTTTAATTTGTATTCCTGTTCCTGGAATAAACTTTTCTTGTTTTAAATCGGTATCATCTATAACGACATCTAATATGTTATGGCCTATCTTCGCACTATTTAAAAATATACATCCTTTAGCTGCTGCACCAAATCCAAATATTTTTTTATTATCCTTTTTTATTGATTTCAAAAACTCATTAGAATCTGAAATGTGTTTTTCGATTATACTTCCCCACTTTCTATAATATTCTTCGGTTATAGTTTGCTCACTTTCAATTGCCATATCTACTCCCCAACAAGGTTGCCAAGCTTCTCCCAAATCTCCTGTGTGGCTTATTAACAATCTTAAACTTCCTCCGTGTATTGATTGTGGAATTACTTTTATTATTCTCAAACCAAATTTTTCTACCAATTGCTTTAGTGGTTCTAGTAAATAAAAATAAACATGTTCGTGATATATTTGGTCAAATTGTTTGGTTTCCATATTTGTTTTCCAATATGGAAATTCTAAACACCATATTCCAAATTTATCAAGACTTATTGATATTGCTTCAACAAAATCTACGATTGGTGGTGTGTGCTGAAATACATTAGTTGATGTAATTAATCTAAATTTTTTATTTAATTTTTTAGCAGTTTCAACACCCCAAAATGCATTATATGTAGGTACTCCTTTTGCCTCACTTAATTTTGTAAGATTTTTAGATGCATCAACATTTAGAACATCTAATTCTGAATTCTTTTTTAAGAACGTTTGTAATAACGTCCCGTCATTTCCACCGATATCCAATACTTTATCTCCAGCCTTTAAAGATAAATAAGTATTTACAAATCCATACATTTCTTCACAATGTTTTGCAAATGCTTTTACCACACCGGATTTATATGCATATTGCGAAAACATTAAATTTGGGTCTACATTTTCAGTAAGACATGATAATTTACTTTTTTTAAAATACTGAACTGTTAGTGGATATCTTTTACAATTGATGGATTCTTCTCTCGTAGTAGACAGATTATTTACCAATGGCATCAATCCTAAATCAATGTATGTAAATCTATCCGAATCGCCTGTGATTGGACAGTTTGTAACCTCTGTAACTTCTTTCATTTATACTTTTATATATTCATTAATTAAACATTCTACTCTGTAAGGTGCTTCATCTTTACATTCAAAAATTGATGTTAGATTTCCATTATGATTCGAACCTATAAAAAATTCAACAGTCAATGGATTTGCATTACCTAATAGTTGAGTATCATACAAATACTTTTCATCTAACGTTTTTATATAATTAGATTTAGACCACCAATATGTTCCGCTGAAATGTGGATAGTATCCAACATGAGTATCTTTTCTTAAATTACAACCGACAGCATCACTACCACTATCCAATAATTGAACACATTCTTTCCATCTATATATTAAATTATAATCCATAGAATATCTCCACATAGTGTTATTTATACCCGTAGTTGAAACTGCTTTTGTATGAAAATACATTATGTAACAATCATTTTCTTTTACATACTTTGATAGTAACCTCATAGTTGGTTTTTCTCCATCACTGTCGGTATGAATTATCGGAAAGAATTTTTTATAAGTTTTTAATAGTTCTACAAACCAATTTATATCTGTTATAGATTTAGCAGAAATACCTGTAAATATATAATCTACCTCATTATATAGTCCTGATGTTATTAATTTTGTAATTTGTTCTTGAACTACCAATTTATAATCACCAACCAAATATGTATGCCAAAATACAACTTTATTCATTTATAAATTGTTTTATTTTTTCATATGCATTTTGGGACTTTGTTAATACACCAAGTCCTGCGGAATTGGTTCTATTAAATTTAAACCCATCTAATTCATTAAAAAATTTTCCAACGGTTTCTGGAAAAGATTCAGTATCATGAAATAATATTACAGCATCATCATTACAAAATCCTATCCAATTCTCATAATCTTTTTTTACAGCTTCATAAGAATGAAACCCATCGACATGAAGTATATCAATTTTTTTATCCCAACTTTTAGCCGCATCTGCAAAATCAGATTTTATAAATTCTATATTAGATACTCCATACCATTTTATTAAGTCCTGATACAGATTATCTACATCATTTAATGTATCTCTATGCCCAGCGTGGTCATCACCTTGAAACCAATCAATTCCATATATACTACCAATTTGTGGATATGCAAAACAAAATGTTGAAAACCCATAATCAACTCCCAAATCTACTACTACATTTGGATTAAATGTTTCTACTAATTTCATTGCAAATAATCCATGCCCTTTCCAAGCAGAATCATATCTCAATAAAGTTTCTATATATCTATTTTTCATTTTGATTTAATATTATTTCGTTAAAAGGTAATGGTATTAGTTTAAAATTTACACTATCTATTTTAGTTATATTTTGTAATTCTCCTATGTGGTTAATATATCTAAAAACATTTTGTTCTCCACCAGGTATAATTTTTGTGGTATTTATAAAATCAATTGTATATTTAAAATATCTATTTGACATGTTTGTTATTGATTCCGTAGTTCCAACCATTATATTATCATCAAACATATCCGAGCCAATCCAATGATTTGCTGCAACATATAATTTCTTTTCTTCAATTTTATTCTTTACAAATTCTATAAACATATCCACATCTAATAGTGTAATATCAAATCTGGATTTAATAACAACATCATATTTTTTATTAAAATTATATGAATAACTTTCTAATAATTGAATGACTTTATTAATCGTATATGCCTGATTCATTCCGTGATATGATTGATTTTCATAATTAGCATCTTTCGGTATTAAATCAATAAATCTATGTGGACTTGAAACTTCTATTTCTTTTGGGGAAAAATCATTTATTAATTCATTAACATCTATATCCACTCTACCTCTATCTTGCCCATACCAAGTATGAATAAAAACATCAGCTCCTAATTCGGATATTACTTTATTCCATTGTTCTAATACTTGTTTGTATCTTCTTGGCTGTCCGTAAAAACAAATCGCTACTTTCATATTAATTCTTTATACTTTAAAATCTCATCCGTACATATTGCATGGCAGATTCCCAAATCACCACCATATCCCCATTCGGGCATACAACATATTGAATTTTTTAATAATTCTTTTCCAGGATATACCCAAATCATACCATTTGATATTAAGGTGTAATCATCATTTGCATGCCAAAAGTATTTTAAGTTGTTCCATTTATTAAACCTTTCTAAAGCTGCTGCATTTTTACAATGAATCCACAATTTAGGATTGAAAAAATAATCAGAATAAACTTTGTATTGTGGTTCATCATGTCCTAAATACCAACCATCCGATGTCCACCACACATCAATCTCAACATCATATCCTTCTTTCAAAGCTTCATTTATGTAATCAGGATGATTTTCACGGCTTGGTATTCTGCCATCTATATTTCCTCTGTGTGCTATTAATATCATTTGTGATGTTCTAAATAGTGAACTAAATCTTCAGGTGTTCCCAATCCCCACATTTTTTCAATATGAAATGGTTTAATTTTTTTACCTTCTTGAATTGCTTCGTTATATACAGGACTAACATAAAATTCATTATTTGTTCTGATATTCTTTTGAATCATTTGTTCTGCGTACTTAACATATTCCGAACCCTTTGCCCAATAATAAATTCCAACTATTGCTATATCGGAAATTGGATTTTTTTCTGCTAATTCTGTAGCGTATCCATTCTCATCAATTTTTGTAAATGACCATTTAGGATGAGTTGCTTTGAATGTTAGGAATCCACCATCTAATTTTTGCTCAATCATTTTATACATAAACTCATTACTATCCCATTCAACGAATTGGTCGGAGTTTGCCATCAAAAGCGGAGCATCGTTATCAATATGTTCTTTTGCTAATAGGGTTGTACAAGCCGCACCTTCGGTTAATCCATCTACCTCAACTATCTTACAACCAGGAGTTATAAGATTTAGAAGAGTATCTAAATTATATTTTGCTCTATGTTCTTTTTGAACTACATAAATATAATTTGCTTCAATGTTAAGATTATCTATTACAACCTGAATCATTGGTTTTCCATTAACATCAATAAGGGGTTTTGGAAAAGTATATCCTGCTTTTTCAAATCTACTTCCAGCCCCTGCCATCGGTATTAATATGTTCAAATTACCACCTTGCCATTTTGGAGTATTCATATTATCTGTTTTTTCTAATTTACTAAATATTTTTGATAACACCAAATCTTTTGGGTTATCAACTCTTAACACATTTGCTCTACTTCTACTTGCTGCTAAAAGACCTGGTGGTGAATCCTCTACAATAAGAGTTTCTTCAGGTAACACACCCATCATACTCATAGCCTTCCAATACATTTCAGGGTGTGGTTTAGAGTTCTTTACATCCTCATTAGAAAGAATTAAATCCATATATTCAATAAGACCTATCTTTGAAAGTATAACCAATACAGAACGCCTAATTGAGTTTGAGCAACATGCTAACTTATAACCTTTATCACGCAACTCTTTGAATATTTCAATTAATCTTTCATCTAACTTTAATTGAGATATTGCTTCAATAGTTAGGTGTTGCTTTCTATACCAAATACTATCATAAAATTCTGGATGCAATCCTTTGTTTTTTGTAAGTAATTCTAACTTTTGAGTTGTTTTTAATCCATCGTAAATTGAAAGATGTTCAGCTTCTGATATAACATACTTTGGGTCTATTTCTGCCAATGCTTCATTCAAAGTATCATAGTGTATTTGTTTAGCTTCAACCAAAACACCATCCATATCAAAAATTATTAACTTTATCATAACCTATATTTTTCTGCTTCTATATTTTTTAAATATTCAATATCTTCTTTTTTCAATTGTTGAATTGTACCCAAATTACTTCCTATGTAGTTTATATAATTATTTGCCGCAATGGTTTCATCATCACTTAATATAATAGAATCTGGCCAACTATAAGATTCAATACACTCTTTATCTTTCCAATCTAATGAAAATTCTTCAAAACTATTTATGTGTTCTTTTATATATTCTTTTGAAAGTTTATTAATCTGTGAAACGTAATATATTCCATCATAACAATCATTGGATGAAATGATTAACCCGTGATTTTTTAAAAAAATAATATCTTTTAATTTTTCTTTTTTTAATATTTCTTTTGTTAATTGATATCCAGGATTAAAATAATTTATAAAACTATATTCAAATAAATTCGTAAATATTTTTTTAATAACTTCTTCTGCATTTTCCAAACAAAGAATACAATTCAAATAAATTGGATGCAAATGAAAAACATACTTTTTAAAACCGGTATGAAAACCCGTTTCCATAGATGGTTTTTTATATATTGAATTTTTTACAGAAGCCAATAAAAACTTATGCAATTCTTTATCAGAAGTTAAATTATCAATATTAAAATTTTTATAATCTAATATACTATAACCAGCTGAATAATTTACATTTTTAATTTTTCCACCACTTTCTTTTATTATAAGTTTGTTATCTATCTTTGCAGAAATGTTTCCACCTTTTGATTGTACAAGTGGTAAACTTTCACCAATTGTTTTATTTACCCACTCAAAAATATGTAATTCTTTATGTAATTTTTTTAGAAAATCTAATAATAAATAATCAACATCTTTTTTACAATCTATTTGGATTTCGGAACCTCTTTTAATTTTTATAATAACATCTGCTTTTTGTAATTGCACCCTTTTTATTTTCTCTGAATCTGATTTTCTTTTTTCAATTAAATCTAAAACATCATCTCTCTTATATCCTCTTTCAATAGTATCTCTTTTTATTTTTAAATCGATTCTCAAGTCTTCATCTATATCAATATAAATTTTTAAATCAGAAAGTGTTTCGGCCTCGATTGTATAAAACGCATGTAATCCTTCGTTTATAATATATTTGTTTGGATGTATTGTAATCATATCTCCAAACTTACCAGTATGGTGGTCGTATTTTTTTCTTAAAACTTTTACACCTTCTTTTAAACTTAACAATTGTAAATCACCTAATTTAAGATTGTTGGCATTAGGATTTAAGTGAGTAATTTTTTCCCAATTTGTATCACCTCTTTCCCATCTGTGCAAATCATCTCCAGATATCAAAGTTGTATTTTCGTATCCATAATATAATCGGATAAAATTTGATATTGTCGATTTACCGGAGCCGGAATCACCTGCTATACTGATTATATATGGTTTATGCTCTACCATATTTCTGCCAATCATTGTGCATAAATAATCCTTCGTTGTGTCCGACTTTATAATTTTGTTGGGCCCACCACTTGCTGATGTTTCCTTCTAATCCTATACCTTCTCCTGCGAATGGTCTAACAACATCTAAATAAAATTGTTTTTTATAAAGACATGGATTATTTGTCCAATTACCATATCGAGATGTAGTCCAAAACATATCTTCCGATTTTTCAATTAAATCAGGAAACTTTTCAGCAGGGTCGCACCAATGTACCGAATCCAATAAGTGTGGAGATGTACATTCAATTTCTTTATCATAGTAATCTAATTCTCTTCCTTGATATTGAAATGAGAAGTGTGGATGTCCGGGATTCTTTCTGTGTCTTAAACGAACTACATCCATTCCCATTTCAATTGCCGATACACTTCTCTTTAATGTGTTGTATGTGGTTTCCCTATCTTCAATTAAATTCCAATCATGTTCTAATACTAAAACATAATCTTGCTTTGCATTTTCTGTAAGTTTTATAAATGCCTGTCCGATTCCGATATTAGAATTCATTCCAATAATATTCAAACCAAAGTGTTTTGCTATTTGGTAATCTTGCTGATTAAATTCTTGAAACAAAATGGTCACATCATCTACCATATCAAATAATCCATTATTGTAATAAGTTGTTAATGTATCTACTAAAACTTGGCCGCTATTCCAACTTAATATTCCTATGCTAATTGGTAACTTTTTCATAATTTTATTTTTTCCAAAATGAATAAATTCCTTTTTCTAATTCATAATTTCCCCAATGAAATCTATCTCTATTAGGTTGTTGTTTTGCCCACTCCCACATTTTAGTCAAACCTTCTTTTAATGTTGTTTTATGTTGAAATCCTAATATGTCTACTGATTTTTGATGGGTTGGTATTGAATGTTTTACTTCGTGTCTTGCTTCTTTATATACAACCTCACCATTACTAATTACTTCTAACAAAGTTTTATTTGCATTATTTATTGTCCATTCTTCAACTCCACCTAAATTAATGATTTCGTTTGATGCTTCCGGTTTTACTGCAGCATTCCAAAGTGGTTCTAATATATCATCAATATAACTAAATGCTCTCTTTTGTTCACCATCACCAAATATGGTCATTGCTTCGTTATTCATGTACTGATACATCCAAATTCCTAAAACATTACGATACCTATCCCAAATGTTTTGCTTAATGCCATACACATTGTGTGGACGAATTATACACCAATCTAATCCATGTTGTTCGCCCGCAATTTGAATATCCATTTCACAAGCATACTTTGCTACCCCATAAGGGTCAATTGGTTTTGGAATTTGTGATTCATCAAATATCCCATAATTACCATGTCCATAAACTGCCAATGTAGATGTAAATACCAATCGCTTTACATTATGTTTTATACATTCATTGATAACCTGTGCAGTAGCAAGTAAATTATTTTCATAATTATACTTTCTTATAAATGGTGATAATCCTTCTGCGGCATATGCTGCAAAATGAAATACATAATCTATATTGTGAATTTCAAATATTTCTTTAAAAGCATCTTCATTTATGTTAATTTGATAAAATTCAACATTTGAATTTACATGCTCTTTATAACCACCACTCAAATCATCTACACCAATAATTTTTATTTCGGGTTTAGTTTCTGCAATCCAATCTGCTAATCTACTCCCCAACAGACCCGCTACCCCTGTTATTAAAACTTTCATATTCTTTTATTAGTTTATCTACAACTTGAATTTGTGTATAATTGTTTAGAACTTTTTGCATACCATTGAATGCTATCCTTTCTCTTTCCTGTTCATTTTCATTGTAATAGTTTATTTTTTCTATACAATCGAACATATCGTTGTATAAAACTATCTCTTCACCTTCTACAAATAACTCATTCAATTTTGCTTCTTCTGGTAAACGGTCTGTTATTACCATCTTACCACAAGCCATACCTTCGAACAATCTACGAGTCACTTCTTTCCAACGACTGTTTTGGATAACCATCAAACCACTATTAATAAATTCAGTATGCTTATTTACATCCATACCATTTTGGTTTCCAATTACTCCTTCTGCCCAGTTTGTAAGGTAATCAAGAAATTGAGAACCACCTGGTCCTCTAGTTGTAACTGCAACATATTTTGGTTCTACGTTCATTGGAAATTGAACTGCCGTATCTGCCCAATGTGTAATCCATCTTACATTTATGCCACGGGTTTTATATTCTTCATATGCATTTGCGGCTGGCGTTATTGTTAAATGAAAACGATTTGCTTTTGGATAGTTTCTATCAAAGTTTTGTGGGTCATCACCACTTTCTTGTATCCAAAATGCATTTGGTTTTAAAGATTTATCCAACCATTTTGAATCAAATCTACCCCAATCCATAAATAAAACAATATCTGTGGGTGTATCTTGTTGAATCCATAATTGTAATTGAGAATCATCCCCATTTGGTATTGAAACTATTTCGGTTTCCCATCCTCTTTTCTTAAATTCATTAAGTAAAGACATTGGTGTTGACCAAATTTCACCATCTTTATAATCGTATATGAATGTTATTTTATTTTGCATATTCTTCTCTTTTAAAATAGATTTCATAATTGTTTATCACATCATTATTATATGGTGAGTATGGATTCCATTCTGTTCCATTTTGTATAAAGTTTACTTCTGCTGCAGACCTATTTGCTTTAATTCCTGTCAAATCTAAAGTTTTTGCATATTTAGGTTTCATCCACCAAAAATTTCCAGAATAATGTAACTTAAAATTTCCTATCTGACTTAATAAAACACCATATGTATTAAAATCGGTATTATCAAAAATTCTAAATACACTTTTATGTTTTTCGATTAAAAAATATTGCATCATTCTTCTCCAAGATTTCACATTCTCATAAACTGCTTCTTTTTGTTTTGATGCACCTTTTGTATGAATATATAAAATATAATCTGTATCGGGAAGTTTATCTTTATCTTCCATTATTAAATCCAAAGTAACAAATTCATTTCCTTTACATCTAATATCTCTTATTATATAATTTGGTTTATTAAAATTATAAAATTTTTCTATAATAGTTTTAGATGATATGTTTTCATTGGCAATAGAAATTCCAACATTTAATGTATAAGGAAAATCGAAGTGTTTTTGAATGAGATTTATTTGCTCATCAATTATAGATTCTACTCCCTCAACAGCATATATGTGATAATAAACATGTACCATTATAACGTTGAATAATAATCGTTTTGTTTTTCCTGTCTTTGAATTGTTTTTGGATGTATAATACAATACACTTCTTCAGGTGGAAATGCTGTATAATTTTGAAATCCCACAATTCTTTCGTGCACTTTACCACTCCAACCAATCTTATCCGAATTTTTATAGATACGTGTCTGAACATCGGGGAAATTAACCCACCCTTTCTCATTTACATTCCATCCCCACTTTTCAATATGTGCTTCAGTTAATCCTTCAACGGTATTTATACGTGGAACTACAATCAAATCCTTATCCACATTGTTTTCCAAAATATCTTCTAAATTAACAATAAGATTTGAGTCTAAATATTCATCTGCATCCAATTGGAATATCCACTCACCTTTACATTGTGAGTTTAATAAGTTCTTCCATTGTGCGAAATCATTATCAAATTCCGATTCTATTAAGGTAATATGGTCTGCGTTTGCTTGTAATTCCAAATACTCAACCATTTCAGCCGGTGCTTTTGGCATATCCAATAAAACAACTACTTCGGAATCTTTACCTTTGTAATTTAATAATTGTGTAACTAATCTAATAATTTCTTCGTGCTCATTACAAGCCGTAATTGCGTAACTTAATTTCATAATATTAACTATTTGTATAACTCCAACTACTACCACTTGGATAAGAGTATGTAGTTGATGTGTTTATAACTCCCGTTCCACCTACACCAATTGAAAATCCACCATCATTAACTTTTGCCAATTCTTCCTGTATTTCATCCCATTGCGCTGGTGTAATATTATATGAGTTTGCTGCTTTTGAAAATCCCTTTAACCAAATAACAAATTCTTTTGATGTCATAACAATTTATTTAAAAATTCAATAATTTCTTTTGCTAATTCTTTATGCCCAACTTCACCATAGTGTCCATCTTTTACGACATTATTTGTTTCCATTGACATATCCGTTCTCATACGAATTGGGATATCAACATTAATACTATGAGCTCCACCAAAATTGGAATCACACCAAGTCCAATTTACCACTTTTACTCCTTTTAATTTTGCCCACTCTTTTATAAACGATATCCATCTATTTACTTCTTCACTATAAAAATATTTAAATTCATATCGGTTTAAAATAATATGCTGTGCAACTTCTTCTGTTATATAAGTTCCATCTACACATGCTTTTTCTACACCGCCTTTGAAAGATGTTGCCCAAAATTGTTGCCACATTATTCCATATGGTTTTTGAGATGCTATTCTATATCGCATTATGGGCGACCAACCAAAAGTAACTATATCACCCGATTTTATATCTTTATGATTTAGCATAAAATCATCAAATATTTGATTGGGTGATGATCCAGAAACTCCTTTATTTATTGGTTCAAATCCAAAATGTTCAGCAATAAATTGACAATGAGTGTTTGCTCTTCTTCCCAACCAATCTGTATATGGTCCATCACCACCTATCGGAGCAGTCATTGAATCTCCAAATGTCCAAACTGAATTCATAACCTATTATACATTTCTTTTTTGTGATTTAATATCTATTCCAACTACATTTTTATTTTTAGGTGTAATTTGATTTACATCCATATTAAGTTCTACCACTTTTCTCAATCCACTTATTTTATAAGTTCTATAAGAATCACTGGTTATTGTAGGCATTTTACTTATAGTTTTTTCATATATTTGTTTTGCATTACCCCTCATTTGTAACCTTTCTGTTTCCTCATTTACAAATTTACCAAAAAATCTTTTAATTGCATTTGGGTTTACATTTGAAACTTTTATACAATGTATAATATCTTTTGCTTTGGAAACAAACAATGTAAAAACAATAGGTCCTGTGGTTTCCGTAAATCTTCCTTTCTCACCATCAACATATTCATATTCTTTTATTAGGTAAAATTTACCTCTTGTCATTTTATTTGCAGATATTACATTTTTATCATCTACAAATTTACGATATATTGGGTTATAGTTTGACATTATTTATTTAACATTTTTAATTTAGGTAGTTGCAATTGCTGAAACTTCGGTTGTACTTTAGTATAAATACCATACTGATTTAAAATTTCATCAAACAATTTAGTCATTTTTCCTAAACTAAAATTTTGTTTGTTCTGCTTACCCAATTGAAATGCCGCAACTTTGTATTTATCATAATTTTTGTAAACATCTTTGATTTTGGATAATGCTTTTGAAATATTTACATTAAACCATTGTGAATCTTTTAATAGAAATTGGTCTGCGGCCGATTCATGTACGTTTTTTAATTCACCATCTAACAATACCGCACCTTCTTTTAAGAAATCCAAATGCCCACTCCAATTACTTACTAATATGGGTTTGCCCGTTAAACTAAATTCTAAAAGAGGTCTACCAAATCCTTCACCCTTTGTAAAGTTCAACATTGCTTTTACCTTTGGATGTTCATATAAACCATTTAATTCATATGGATTCATATCCCCATGTATTAAATAAACAGGAACTTTTCCATAATCTTTTGCAAGTGCATGTCTGATTTTTGATACGATTCCCTCTCTATCCAAAACACTAAATGTTGCTGATGATGTTTTTAATACCAATGCTGGTTTTATTTTTTCATCTCTAAAAGCCATTGCAAAAGCTTTAATCATCATACCAATATTTTTTCTATCTTCTCCCTCATCTCCCTTTAACCAATGTCCTACAAATAGAAAAGCAAAATCTTCTTTTACTTCATTCAATACATCAATTTGTGCAACTACATCTGTCCCAAAATCGTTTTCATTGAATCCTTCGAAAAGAATTTCAACTGGTTTTTCAATTTTATGCTGACGGATTAGTTGACCTGTTTGTTGATTTGCTTCGTTATAAACCGTTCCAATTAAACTTTTCTTTGCATGTTCAGATGGAACAATAATCAAATCCATTCGGTTGCAACCTTGAATCCAATCCAACGCACATACCGTTGTTTCGATGCCAGCTGTAATTCCGATATTATAATGTCCTAATGGTTGAAATTCATTTGGTACTGTGACTTGTACATAAATGTCCGGCTTTTGTTGAATAGATGGTACGATATTATCTACAATCCATTTATGAAATTCATTATTATAATTAAGTGCATCCATTGGAGTATTACCCCAACGAGTACTAATTACTTTAATATCGAATTTATCTAATTTATAAAGTGATTGTAATAAATCTCTCGCGTGGTCACCATATCCACTTCTCGTTGCTACCGGTGCTTGAAATATTAATGTTGGTTTCATATTGTAACTAATTGATATTTTTTAATAGGTTTCCAATTTGCAAATGCTCCTTCCATACCATCCACTAAAGATTGGCACATATATTCTCTACTTAAATTCCCTTCTCCTAACATCCACTTTCTACCTTTGATTCCGGCTTCTTTTCGGGCTTCTCTACCCATGTCATACCATTCTATGTGTGTTCTTTTTATAACGGTCATGCAAAGAACCAATTTCTACATAATCTTCTGCGGTTAATAACTTACCACTACCTTTTACTCTAAATCCACATTGGTCTTGCATACCACCTGTCACATTTACAATGATTGGAGTTCCAGCCATTACCGATTCTGCGGTTGCTAATCCAAATCCTTCATTAGATGCCAAATTGATTGTAACATCTGCCATATTATAAAGGTAGTTCAATTCTTGTTCTGTGTATCTATTTGGTGCAAAGATTATATTTACTTCCGGCATCAAATGTTCTGCGACTCTAGGTAAATCTGTACCATTCTCATCTACAGGTGTAGTATGCATTAACATACAAACTCTATCCTTCTGTTCGGGTCTTAAAGTTTCTACAAACTCTTTAAATGCTAACATCGCATCTATTGGTTGCTTTCTACGAATATTTCTGTTTGACCAGTAAAGAACGAAATCATATTCTTTATCACCGAAAATACTCTTTTTAAAATCTTCAGGTACTTCTACAGGTTTGTAATCTTCCGAATTAATACCATGTGGTACATAACTTACTTGCCAATCTTCTGGCTTCTTCCAATGTTTTTCTTTATCCCAACCCCAAACTCTACGCGTAATACCGTAGGTTTGTTTTGAAATACATCCAATCCAATCACAACTTTCGTAGTAATCTCTATTATATTTTGGGTCTGGTAAATCATCCCAAATGTGGTAGAAGAAAAGGGGTACTGATTGGCGAATTTCATGTGCCATCTCATATAACCAAATCCAATAACGAGGGTCGGTAAAGTGTAAGATAGCATCAGGCTTTTCAATCATCAATAATTGACGAATAACATCCGGATTACCATATCCATCAAACGGGTATATTTTTACACTTGCATCTGCTACGCCTGTTCTTTTGCGTACATCTTCATTTAAGTCCATAACCTTACCAGCTTCAGGATGCTTAATAGCAGCTCCTAATTGTACCCAATCATATTTGTCAACTGTACCTAATACTAATTGTTTTGAAACGTTTGCGATACCACTCGCCATTCGAAGGTCATCAGATAGTAACAGAATTTTCTTTTTTGCCATAACTAATTTTAAATATATATTGTTTTTACTTAATTTTTTCCGTCGCAGTGTGTTCCGTAAAATTCACACCAACCACAAAGTTTGCTTGGTTTTTTGTGATAATTTACATTCAATCGGTAAGTACCGGTTTCATCAAACACACTTTCAACAAATCCTTTGAATCCTGTCCATGCTTTGTTTATTGATGGTTTTCCGTTTGCAGGAATATGCTTACTCATTCGGTGAGTTGGAATATCTTCTCTAACTGCAACTTTTCTTTTTAAGATGATAAATTCAACATCAATCATATCTTCGGAAATACCAATCAATTCTGCATAAAACTTTTTGTAAAGAAGTATTTGAGAATTTTTAACAGCATCTGCTTTTTGATATTTACTCCAACCTGCAGTTGATGTTTTAAAATCTATAATACGATATTTGCCTGTAAATGTATCTTTAACAATCAAATCAATAAATCCCATAAAGTTTACACCCTCTGCAATTTTTGTGTTTATTGGTTGTTCGATTGCTACTAATTCATCATGCTTTAGTGAAAAGAATTTATTAAAGTTTTTAGATTTTTGAAACCAATCCAAAAGAACGTTTCCATCTTCTAAAAACTCTACCATTTCTTCTTTTGTGCAAACATTAAGAGTTCCGCCGGCAGAATCTTTTATGTAGGTTTCTCTCATTCTTTCTTTGAGATATTCCTTCAAATCAATCATCTTATCTGCCTGTGATTTGGATATTCTTAAACACTTATCTAAATAGTGTTGTAGTGTTTCGTGCATTGCTGTTCCAAATACTGAATGTATATTGGATGTGGATTGTGATAATCCATCTATGTATGCTAATTTGTATTGTTGTGGACAACTACTCCACATACTATATTGTGAAAATGATACTCTTGCCATAGAACTAATATAACTAAATTTTTTGTATTTATCAAATTTTTAATTTCAATTTAGTTATTTGTTTTTTATCAGTTCCATATTTTTCGCAAATGTATTTTATATTTTCTCTACCCTCTCTCGTTGAGTAAAGAACTTCAATATATTCTAATGCTTCTTTTTGTGAACATTGAAAGTCGATTTTAATTAAATCAATTAAAAACTGTTCATATTTTTCTTCACCTTTACCTTTTATATATTTCAAAAAGTATTTACCTTTTGGAATTACACTTATATACAACTTATACATTTCTTTTGGTTGTAATGTTTGTGTCAAAGGTAAAAGAGTTGCAATCAATTCAACCCACTCTGGCTTCATAGAAAGAAAACGATTAATCATAAAATTACTCCATGATTTCAAATCCTCTTCTGAAAGTTTATCGAAGTACTTTGGGTCTTGTTCTGCGGTTATTGCGTTTAAATGGTCAAATAACTTTTTAACTGCCATTATTCTACAATTTTTTTATCTTTTAATTCATCTGGTAAAAGGTCTTGTAATGGTTTTCCACATTGTGTACAAAGGTACATTTCAATTGGAAGTACACTATCTTTTGCACCACCTGTAATTAAACGTGATACTTTTCTAAATCTAAAACCCGGCATAAATGTATTGTTACCACACTCACAAAGCATTTCTCTTGCATCGTTTAAATTAAAATTCATTGGTAATTGTCCTTGTCCTTGTTCCATTTTGTTTATTTTATAATGTTTAATATTTGTATAATTGTACTCATAAATACTATTTCTTTATCTACTACTAATGCATCTTTTGAAAGACCATCCGCAATAGTTAGAATAATCTTCATAAACAAATTACGTTTGTCATCATTTGATTTTAATAGGTCAATCAATTTCGTTTGGAAGTTTGATTCAACCATCACTTTGTGGTCTACTTTCAATTCTCCCTTTGCTGATTGTAATTGGCAAGTATTAAGTATTCTACGAATATCAGGATAATAAGAATTAATGATGTCTGCAACATTCTTAATATCATACTTAATCTTTTCCGAATCTAAAACCTTACTAACTTGTACTGCCACATCTTTTTTAGTCGGTGGAGTAATTGCGAATGATTGACAACGGCTTTGAATAGGGTCAATGATTTTCTCAATATAATTACAAGTCAAAATGAATCTACAATGTTTACTGAATGTTTCCATTAAGTTTCTCAAAATCGCTTGTGCTCCCGGTGTCATATAATCAAACTCATCTAATATGATTACTTTGAAACCTGCAAATCCAACTGATGATGCGAAGTTCTTAACTTTTGTTCTTACTGTATCTACATTGTTTTCATCTGATGCGTTGATAATCATACTATCACACTTAATTGTGTTTACGATTAGTTTAGCAAGTGTGGTCTTACCAGTACCTGCTTTTCCGTATAACAACAAATGTGGTATGTCGTTTGCATCTAAATATTGCTGAATAGTTTCTTTGATGGTTTCATTACCAACATAGTCAGCAAGAGTTTGTGGGCGGTATTTTTCCACCCACAAAGTATGCTCTCTTTTACTTATATCATTTGCGAAAAAACTCATATTATTTTCCAGTTGAACCGAATCCGCCATCGCCTCTTTCGGTGTTAGATAATTCTTCTACTTCAGTAAATTCTATTTGTGGATATGGTAAGATAATAATTTGTGCAATTCTATCACCAACTTTGTAATCAGTTTCATCAATTCTTACATCATTTTTTCCATATACTTTTTTGAATGTAGCTTGTAATTCACCTCTATACCCACTATCAACTAC